TATAGGCTACCGTTTAATATTGCATAAGAAGAAAAAGAAAAATTTGGCCTGAAAAAATGGGTTTAAGTCTTGATTTATAAGGGGAAAAGAAAAAATGGCGGGCGGAATGTGTGCAAAATCAAAAGTGAATTAAAATGGATGAAAATGAGCGGTTTTTGGCATTTGTTTTTGCATAAAATGAGCGGTGTTTAAATAGTTTTTAAACGGTTTTTAAAATTTTAAAAAGTTTTTAAAAAAAAAGGCGGTGGGCTTTGGGCTTGCCGCCTTTTGTGTTTTTAAAAATCCCGATAGCCACGAACTACTTGCCCTATGATGATTAAGTGATTAGCTTCGTCCTGGCTTAGTGTTATCGGCTTATAGATTGGGTTGTCGCTGATAAGATCAACGCTGTTAAAGTCAATCTGTATCTTTTTAACAAGCATAGCCCCTTGATTATTAAGGATAAATATTTTTCCTTCCCGTAATTCACGTTTTGACCGATCAACAATAATTTCTTCACCGTCTTTTAGTGTAGGGTACATGCTTTCGCCATCCACGGTAAACATGGCGCAGTGTTTAGCTTTAAGCCCTCGGGCTTGTAGCCATGCTTTTTCAACCTTGGTTTTATTAGCCTCTAACTCTTCATTAAATGCCCCAAAACCGGCAGCAACTTTAATGTTGCGGAAGTCATCAATTTCCTCGAAGTAGTCATCATTATAGGGCGACTCTGTCGTATTAATTGTTTTAGTGTCTTGATCGGGAGCCCCTGTCCCAAGAGCTAACCATTCAAGCCTAATTTTGGCCGCTTCAGCTATCTTTATCAGGTTTGTTCGAGTTGGTTCTGCTTCACCTTTTCTCCATCTTGTTATTGTGGAAAGTGTAACGCCTGTTTGGCGAGAAAACTCGCTTGGGCCATTAAGTTTGCTAATTGCAAACTCAATTCTTTCGGGAAAGTTGTCATTATTTGTCATGTGTGACCCTCATTTTAAAATCCGCCATACCGTAATAGTTGCATTATTACAACTATTACGGAGTTTCGGAGAGAACTAGTACGCCGTAATAGTTCTTTTAAGTTATTGATTTCTAACATAATGCGCCTAAATAGGTTTAAGTTAGCCATAAATTTAACTATTACGGCGAATTAATAGTTGACATATTGCAACTATTACGGTTAATATACACCACAAGAGATACAACAAAAAAGGAGTATTAAATGAGTGTATTCAAAGAATGTAAAAAAACCGCTGAAAATTGGCACAGAGCCGACATCTTGGCGGAATTGAAAAAACGTGGTTGGACGTTACGTTCTTTAGCTGAGGAAGGAAATGTTAGCTACAGCACTTTGAAAACGGTATTCGATAAATCATACCCCAAAATGGAACGCTTAGTTGCTAATGCCATAGGGGTTGCGCCTGAAGTAATTTGGGCGGCTCGCTTCGCTGAACGTAATAAAAAACCAACCTTAAGTAATAAATTTTAACATCATAAATTAAATTCGGCTTAAAAGATAGGAAAAGAATAGTTTATGAGTGGAACAAGTATAAAAACGCATTATTCGGTTTATGAATACGCGAAATTAGGCATAAAGAGTTTGCCGACAGCACCTAAAAATATCAAAGCTTTTTTTGAACGAAACAATGTTGAATTTAGAGAGCGCGAGGGGCGTGGTGGCGGTCTTGAATATGCATTAAACAGCCTCCCTGCCGAGGTGCAAACCGAAATCTATAGTCGTTTTGCGCCGGCTAAAACCGAGGGGAGCAATACAAGCCTTAGCGTTGTACGCGCCAATTTGGATGTAAGAACGCTAACCAGTGACAAGATTGCGATCGCAGATGCCCGCATGGCGTTAGTGGCGTATGTGACAGAGTTGGAACAACACAAAACGAGACGTGATGCGGTGCAACAAGTGGTTGATATGGCCGGTGCAGGTACATTACCGGAGCATTTATCCCGTTTGGTTGCGGTGGCTAACGCCAAAGCCGGCAAAAAACGCACCATTTCTTACCGCACTTTAATGGGTTGGGTGTGCGCTTATCACAAATGCCAAAACATGACTGAACGCCTACAAATGCTGACACCGTTAGCATTAGGGGCAAAAGAGCTAAATTATGCCGATATCCCTTGGCTACCGGATATGTTGTATCTATGGCAAAGCCCGAACAGACCAAGCCTATCGGAATGTGTGAAACGCTGTCGCAATTTTACGGTGCATAGTTTGCCATCAGATAGTGCCATTCGGCGGGCGTTTGCGAAGTTGCCATTGCTTGTGCGCGAACGTGGGCGGGCTACCGGCTCGGCATATAAGCAATTTTTGCCTTATACCACGCGGGATTGGGAAGCATTAGATGTCAACGAAGTTTGGGTGGGAGATGGTCACGGCTTTAAAGCCAAGGTCAAACACCCGTTAAGCGGACGGCCGTTTAAGCCGGAAATCACCGCAATTATGGATGGTAAATGCCGCTATGTCACCGGCTGGTCGGTACATATGAGTGAAAACTGTTTAGCGGTGGCAGATGCTATCCGACACGGTATTGAGCAATGCGGAATGTTTAACATTTATTACTCAGATAACGGTGGCGGGGAAAGCAATAAACGTCTAGACGCAGATTTAACAGGTATTTTCCCACGTCTTGGTATATCCCATCAAACGGGGATACCGGGAAATGCACAAGGGCGCGGGATTATTGAACGGTTATGGCGCACGGCAATTGTGCCACTTGCCCGCACTTACGCCAGCTTTGATGGGGCGCGCATGGATAATGAGACTAAGCGCATCCGTTATAAAGCCTTAGCGGCCGCAGAAAATGCCCTGAATAAAGGTAACGAATTAACACCCGTACATCAAAAAGCCTTGCGCACTTTACCGGAATTTAAGGATTTTTTAGCCGATTTAGAAGCAGCGATTAATGAATACAACAACACGCCACACAGCCAATTGCCACGGGTCAACGGCGAACATTTAAGCCCTGCGCAATACCGAGAAATCTTAACCAAGCAGAAAGCAATAGAGTTTTTGAGCGATATTGAACGGGAAATCTTATTTAGACCGGAAGAAGTGCGCACAGTCAGCCGCGGCCTTGTTGAGTTATTTAATAATAAATACTTTAGCCTGGCACTTGCAGACTACCACGGCGAAAAAGTGCGGGTCTGTTACGACTTACACAATGCTCAGACGGTAGTAGTTAAAACCATGACGGGAAGTTTTATTTGCACCGCTGAATGGGATGGTAATAAACGCGCGGCATTTGCTCAAGCAGTACGCGACCAAGCGGCAGAAAAAGCCTTGCAGGCCGCTATCAAGCGCAAACAAGCACAAATTGATGCCAAGGTGGCATTACATACGCCGGTGGTCACGATTGAACATCAAATCAACCCAACTTTAAAAACGGTTGATTTGACACCGAAGAAAGAGCCGGCAGGACGCATTATTTTTACCTCGCAGGCGGAAAAAGATGATTATTTAGCACAACAAAAACAAAAAAAGGTGGGTTAACAGATGAAAAACCAATTACTTAAAGATTTTATGCATAAAGTCGGCATGAGCCAAAAACAAGTAGCGAATGCGTTTGGGGTGTCGCTGACGGTTATCAGTCAGTATTTAAACGGCAAATACCCGGGGAACACCGAAGATTTAGACAAAAAAGTCGAGGATTTAATCGCGCAAACGCAAGAAAAGCGCGTAGATAAGCAATATAACGCCGAATTTGTGCCGACCTTAGCAGCCCGCCAAATGATGGAGGTGATCCGCGATGCGCACGTCGAGGGCGATGTTAGCGTGATTTTTGGGGCGGCGGGGTTAGGTAAAACCCAGGCAGTAAAACAATACGCCAAAGAATACAGTGGCGCAATTGTGATTGAGACCGCACCGAGCTTTACACCAAAAGTGCTGTTACAAAAGATTTGCGCGGCATTAAACCTAAACACTACCGGTGCCATGGAAACCTTGTTTGAAAGCATCATTAGCAAGTTAGTGAGCAGTCAACGGGTGATTATCGTTGACGAAGCTGAATTACTCAGCACGCGTAGCCTTGAGTTTTTGCGCCGCATACAGGATATGACCAAAATCGGGCTGGTGCTAGTCGGTATGCCACGTCTGTTAATTAACCTGAAAGGCAAAAACAATGAACTGGCGCAGTTATATAGCCGCGTTTGGCGCGCGTGTGACCTTGGCAATGCCCTGCCTGATCGTGACTTGTTAATGTTAGCCGAAAACGCGCTAGGAAGCACGGAACATGCCTCAGTATTTTTGTGCTATGCCAAAGGCAACGCCCGCCGATTAAGCAAGCTGATCCGAGGCGTAGTGCGGTTAAGCCAGCTAAACGAATGCGCAATTGATGAAGAGTTGATTAAAGAATACACCAAAATGTTGATTAACTAAGGGATTACAACATGAGAGCACATAGCAATTACAACAAGCCGAAGAAATTAAATGCGGTAAACCAAAAAGCCTATTTATGGTTGGGGCAAGTGCAAAAAGCCCTTATCGCATTAAACACATTAGGGCTGGAAGTTAGTGAAATTGAATTTTGCCACGTTAAGCCTCGCATATTAGTTAAAGACTGCGCCGCTTGTGCAAGGTTAGAGGCTAGCGGACGCGCAATAGAGTATGAGTTTGGCAACGGTGAGGGCGGTAAATACCGCAAGTTACAAATTATGGCCGAGGGCATAAAAGTGATTTGGCAAACCAACCGCGAGCGGAAACATTAAGGGAGGGATTATGGCGCGTCGTCAAATTTATGCCGTATATAAAGGCGAGGAAAATTTAGCCGACGGCACTGCAGAAGAGTTATCGAGGAAATTCGGCGTAAAAGTCGACACATTAAGGTTTTGGGCAAGCCCCGCCAGCCATAAACGTAATAAGGGGCAACGATTAATCGTGATTAAACTAGGAAAGGAAGAGGTAAACGATGAGTAAAGTGGAAGTGAACGGCAAGCTATACTGGGAAGATCCGAAAGGAAACTTAGTCGCCGATGAACTGGTAAAAGATATCGACAAAACGCGCGATGAACTCGTACGCGGCTTTGTTAAAAGTGCGGTCGATTTGCAGGGCGAAATACGCGGGTTTAAAAACCAAGTGTTTGATGATGTGGCGGCCTTTGTTGCGCTGTCTAGCGAAAAATACGGGGTAAAAATGGGCGGCCGTAAAGGCAACCTTACCCTGTACACCTACGATGGTAAATTTAAGTTACAGGTCGCTGTCAGCGAGCATTTAGCCTTTGATGAACGCATCCATGCGGCCAAAGAGCAGATTGATTTGTGTTTGCAGGAATGGTCGGCAGATGCCCGTCCGGAAATTCGCACTTTAATTGACAATGCGTTCCAAGTTGACAAAGAGGGCAACCTATCTACCGCCCGCATTTTAGGCTTACGCCGCGTGGAAATTACCGATGAACGTTGGTTACGCGCAATGCAAGCAATCAGCGACAGCATCCAAGTGATAGGTAGCAAAGACTATGTGCGTTTTTACGAGCGCGACGCACTCGGCAAATATCAGCCGATTACGCTAGATATGGCGGGGGTGTAATACCGGTTAAACCCTTTTCAATGCCCTTTTGATTTGACTTTAAGGGGCATTTATAAAGTGTTTAATAACAATTAAAGGAGCAAATATGGCACAAAAAGACCCAAGATTTATTGTGTATTTACGGTCGGCAAAACAGGCGGTACTAGCCGAGCAAACGGGTGAATATAGCCGTGCTGTCCGATTTTGGTCTATCGCCGCCAATTGGGCGAGCGGAAAAAATGAGATTTATGTCAAAAAACGAATTGAGTTTTGTGAACGGATGGTCGAAAGACCTTTTTTAGGAGAAGAAAATGAAGAAATTTGTGGTGAGACTGGAATGCTTGGTTGAAATACAAGTGGAGGCCGACAGTGTTGAGTCCGTAAAAGAGAAATACTGCGACTTGAACACTGACGAATTAGACAACCTACCGAAAGCAATTACCGAAATTTATGACGTATTTGAAGTGGAGGAAGTGTGAATACAACAACACTATTAACCCCACGAGATTTAATCGAACAGGGGTATTACTTTAACCTTAGCGACATGGCCCGACGTGCAGGCCTAACAAAACCGGCAGTATATAGATGGGCGGCAGCCAGTGGCAATATGCGACCGGTAAACATTGAAAAAATTGCCAATGCCGCGCGCAAGCCGTTAAAACCTGAAAATATCCTTTCAGAGATTGAAGAACAACGGGAAGATTTTATCACGACCGAACTGGCACCACGACTTAAAAGCACACAAATCAGCGAATGGCTGATGAGTTTTGCAAAGGTAAAAGGGAGTTAATGATGAGCAAACATAATGACATACCCCAACAAATAGTGGACTTGCAGACATTGCTGGAAATAGCCAAAGACAACTGGCTAGAGGGTAAACCGCAAGATGCGGTCAATTTGTTACAACGAGCCAAGCGTGAAATAGGCTTGGTGATTTGGCGGGCAGTGCCGTTAAAACAGGAGAATAATGATGAGCGGAAACTTATTTGAATATATTGTTTTTTTTGATGAACCGTCAAGAGACGAAGTGTTAGAAGCGGTAAGTGATGAGGGGAAATGGGAATTATTTAATTCTAAGGAAGATAAATTACATTATGTCGCCAAAGACATCATGGAGACAAAATTTAGTGATTGGGAACTCTATGACGAAGGTGATTCCGCTTATATCGTGACGAGAGAATACCACTCTCAAGAATGGGAGATTAATAAAATAAGTATTTATTACATTATAGCTTTTGATGATGAACAAATTGATCTAGAAGATTTAGATTAAAAATCGAGTAAAACTCAAGAAGTCACACTAAATCACGGTGTAAATGGAAAAGAAACGGTTAAGTTGGGAGTAAGACAATGAGTAAAGGTGAATGGAGAAAGGGGGAAATATGAGACCTGAATTTAGATATTTTAAATGCGAATTAAATGTTGAGCCGGTTAAATCGCTAGACCAAAAATGGCGAACGGCACGCGAACAAAGAGATGAAAAGTTGGAAGCTATTTTTTACACCATCCCGTTTTATGAGTGTTGGCGCGGCAGTGAAAGCCGAATTCTTGGCATTGTATGTAGTGAAAATAGTCCTGAATTTGAAAAAATTAAAGAGGATAAAACCTATAAATTTGAAAGGATTGGAAATCAAAAAGTTGTTATTACCGGTAATGGACGCACTAAAGCCGGAAAAGCGTTTAATGCCAAAATCCAAGAAATCGGAAACATATTAAATAAATACCCAAGTTTTAATGACTTTATGCTTAGGGAATTAAAACTAACTTGCTGGGTGCTTGGAAAATGTACGGGTTATGTGTCCGTATGTGGTGTTGCAAGTGATTACTTTATCGTATCAATTCCGGTTAAAGCAGAAGGCTTTGGTGGGGATGACTTTCCGGAAATCCCGGAATGTTTAATAGAAATCAAACAAAGTGAATTTTTAGCATTACAGGGGAAATAGAAAATGAGCAACGAATTAACCTCAAAAGTCCGCATGACAATCGAAGTCCAAATGGATGACTACCAACTCGACCAACTCGAAATATCAAAAAGCACACAAGTTTTAGGTGGCAATATTGTGCGGCTAGATTGGGAAGGTGGTTTATTTGATGAGGTCGATGACTATCGCAAATTATTTCACGCAGTTGATTCTACCCTGATGGGTATTGCATTTGACAATATGAAGGATGAGGCCTTTATAGGCGAATTGCAACTGGCGATTAAACGGGTGGTTACGCCGATTATTAAAGCAAAACGCAAAGCAATTTTGGAGGGTGAAAATGAGTGAAAACAATGGCTGGATTAAGTGTTCTGACGCATTACCCGAACGCGCAGAAAGAGTATTAGTGCTAGATGATGATATGTCATGTTATTTTGCCGCATTAAAGTTTGATGGCACCAGAAAATATTGGGAGTTGGAAAGTTATGACCAAAACATTGGTTATGGTGTAAATGTTGAATTTGATGAGATTTTATATTGGAGACCGGAATTAGATTTACCTCAAGACTAAAACCCATTTACAGCCAATTCAAATCTCCCCTAGCCCCTCTTTGCAAAAGAGGGGGATT